TGGGAGATGAATTTAAAAGACTTAACAGACAAATACTTAAAAGGAATAATCGATGAAATCTAAAACAATAGACACCCAAGAGCTTTATGCGGCAAAAGAAACATATTACGAACAACTTAATATGCAGGAGAACGCAAGCAGAAAGAGAGAGAACGTATATGCAAGGACAGCCTTTGCAAACGCCTTCAGGCCCGTAGCAGGCCCTTCTATTATTGGTAAGGTGTTAGGCAAAGACCATTCAAGCGTTGTTCATTATACCAAGATGCACGACGAGCTTATTAAATACGACGACTACAAAAAGCTATATGAGAAAGCTCTGAGCCATCGCAAAGGGATTATTGAGCAAGATTCTCTACCTTTTATGAGTCCAGATGATTTACTAGCTCAGATTAAAGTATTACGATCTGAAAAGGTTGTGTTAGAAAATGAAATAAAAAAGTTATATATTTACAAGGATCAGATAAACCAGATCAAAAAAATGTTATGAATATTAGAGTGTCCCCCCTGTATGGGTTTATGTTAGGTTTTAATTATTTAGATTGGGGGGATGACTCTTTTACAAACTTAGGATACCAATACGAATTTCAAATTGGCGTTGGATTCTTTATCATTCAATTTGTCTGGTGATATTAGAATTGCTTTCCAAGAGACACACAGAGTGGATTCGGATGGCAAAAAGTTTCGGAGCAGATAATGACGCCTCTAAAGACTTAGTGCAAGATATGTATCTCAGGATGCACAAGTACGTCAAAGAACCTGAGAAGATAATGTACAACGAAACGGAAGTAAATACTTACTTTGTTTTTGTCGTTCTTCGTAATCTGTTTATCAGCTCACAAAAATCTTTATCCTTTTCCGAATTAGAAACAATCGAGGATGCTTACGAGTTGCCTAATTACGAAATGGAAGACGCACATAATAACCTGATCAACGAGTTATGGGATGAGGTTGATACTTGGCATTGGTATGATGCTAAATTGTTTCGCCTGTATCACAATACAGATATGACAATTAAAAAGATTAGCGAATCAACGAAAATAAGTGAAAGATCAATTTGGAATACTTTAGACAATGGCAGAAAAAAAATACAAGAAAGCAAGAAACAAGCCTACAAAAAATACAAAGACTCAAAAAAGTAAAGGCTTAGGCGATACAGTAGAGAAGATAACCAAAGCAACAGGAATCAAAAAAGCTGTTGATTGGTTTGTAGAGGCTACAGGAGTCGATTGTGGCTGTGATGCAAGAAAGGAGAAGCTAAACAAGTTATTCCCTTACAAACAACCTGAATGCCTTACAAGAGACGAATACGACTTTATTGGAACAATAATAAATAGATCCGTTCTAAATGTCAAGCAACAGGTGGAGCTTAATGGCATATACAATAGAGTCTTTCACCAGAGCGTAGAGATGACGAACTGCGGTTCTTGTCTAAAAGAAAGGATCGTACAACTTCAAGCGATATATAATTCTTATGAGGGAGATTGAATTATTTGAATTTCTTCGAGAGAAGATACCTGACCTTAAATTGTCGGAGTTCAAATATTCAAAATATGATTGCTATTCAGAAAAGTATAATCTTGACATTGAGCTTAAATGTCGCAGGACTCATTACGATGACCTGTTAATTGAGAAGGCAAAATACGATGCGTTGATAAAGCGTTCTAAGAGTTTCAACACAACACCCTATTATATCAATTCAACACCTGAGGGAATCTGGGCATTTGATCTTAGTAAATTTAATCCTAAGTGGGAAGAAAGAAGGATGCCGCGCACAACAGACTTCTCAAATAATAATAAAATAAACAAGGAGGTCGGATACTTAAATATCAACGAAGGAAAAAAAATTGATTTAAATAGTTGATAATTGTAAAAGTTTTACTATATTAGCTAAATAATAATTAAAACACACAATAAAAAATGCAAGCAATTATTTTTAAAGACGGAACAATAACTTATCAAAAAGGTGATTCAATCTACACAGATAAGATAGTATTAGAAAATAAAGAATACTATACAGTTGTAGAAATAGGTTCAGGAGAAGAACTTTGGAACGCAGGATACGCAGTTGGTAGTCGAGTTTACAAAAACACAATAGACTTAACAACAATCTAAAAAAAATAGAGGGAGGGTAACACCTCCCTTTTTTATTAATTTTAAAACACAATAACAGTGAAACAAGAATCAATAAATTCAATAAAAGAAGAGTTAACGCAACACGTTGAAGACGCGAGAAACGACTTTGACTTTGAAAGGGAAGACCTTCACGACCTCATATTCAACGAAGATTACTACATTATAGGTTACCACAAGGCCTCTGAATGGTTAAAGAAACACAACGTAGACGCCTTTGAAGGAATCGCTTTTGTACAGGATTACGAAAACTTTAACTTTGGTGAAGCGAGGACTTACGACAACGCTGAAACGCTTGTAAATATGATCGTTTATATAATCGGGGAAGATGTTGTAAATTTAATTCAGGAGGAAGTATGACACAGAAAGAAAAGATAGCAGATTTGCAACAGAAGTTAATCCAAGCGAAAAAACATACTTATGTTTATGACACCCATACAATGTGGACAGAAAACAACGAGTTGCATATTCAATATGGAAGTGACGACAAATTAATTGTTTTCGATATAACAAACCTTTATTCAGATTTATCACACCTTATTTATTTGGTTCACAAAGAAAATAGTAGGTGGCAAGATTATCTTGAAGACGAATTGATACAAACCATTGATAAGATAAAATGATAACATTACTAAATGGCGACACTTGGGAGAAAAAAGCCATCCTAAAAAAAATGGTTGATGATGATTTCTATTATGGTCATCTGGGAAGTAGAGCAATGAGTTCTTCTAACATTAAGCTACTAAACAAAAGTCCTAAGCATTATAAGTTCGTAACCCAATACGGACAGAACAACGATTCAACAGCTTTACAGGTAGGCAACTTTATTCATACAATGATATTAGAGCCTCATATGTTTGACGAAAGGTTTCACATTGTAGATGTTCAGAGTCGTAACGCGAAGGCGTACAAGGAAGCAAAGGCAAAATCAAATAAGATCGTCTTAACAGCCAAAGAACACGATGACAATATGAGAGTCGTTGACGCTACCTTACGCAACGAACACGTTTTATCTTTGATAGGAGGTTGTGAATTTGAAGTACCTGCAATAGAGATGTTGGAGGGTTATGCTTTCAGAGGCAAGGCGGATATCTATGACGCTAAGCATTCGTTTATTGCAGACCTTAAAACGACTCAAGACATCCGAGCCTTCCAATACTCAGCCGAGAAATATGGTTATGACGTTCAAGCATTTATTTACACGAAACTCTTTAATGTACCAATCAGCAACTTTAAGTTTATTGCTTTGGATAAAAATTCTCTGGACATAGGCATATTCAGTATGACCGATTCGTTTGTAAACAAGGGATACAAAAAGCTCAAAGAGGCCCTAGAGAATTACAAGCAGTTTTTTATCAATCATAACGACTTAGATTCATACACAATTAAAGGCGTATTACAATGAGAGAGGACTTTATCAGGATCGCAATGGCTCAACTAAGAGGCAAATACAAATACAAACCTCAGAGACTAGCAACGGCCGCTTTTATGTATCGTAAGTGGATAGAGCGACAATCCAATAAATGAAGAAACACACCAAGCTCTACTTAAAAGAGATGGGATACGATGAAACAGACTTTATCCCCTGTGAGGTATGTGGAGGTAAAGCAATAGACATTCACCACATAGAAGCTCGAGGGATGGGTGGAACTAAGAAAAAAGACACTATTGAGAACCTTATGGCATTGTGTAGAAATTGTCACTATATTTATGGTGATAAGAAAGACCTGAAAGAATGGTTGCAAGAAATACACAATTGTAAATTACTTAATATATGAAAGTTAAAATAAATAAAATCTTTTCAAACGAAAATAATCCTAGAGTCATAAAGGATTATAAATTCAATCAATTAGTTAAAAGCATTAAGGAATTTCCTGAGATGTTAGAGAAACGCCCTATTGTTGTCGATGAAGATATGACGGTACTAGGAGGCAATATGAGATTAAAGGCTTGCAGAGAGGCAGGACTTAAAGAAGTTTATATTGACATCGCAAAGGGTTGGTCAGACACCCAAAAACAACAATTCATAATCAAAGACAACGTAGGCTTTGGAGAATGGGATTGGGATTTGTTAGCGAATGAATGGGACACCGATTCGTTAAAAAGTTGGGGTATGAATATACCTAAATGGGAAGACGCAGATGATTTTAATACACAAATTGAGGATACAGGTGATTATAACTTCCCTGAAGATCAATTAGAAAACTCTCACGTTAAAATGGTTCAACTTTATTTAACAACAAGTACTGAACCCGAATTTAAAAAATGGGAATTGGACTTGAGGAAACATTTAAAAACAGATAATCTAACTGATACTGTTTTTAAGGTTATGAAGGATGCGTATGAAAGAATCAGTTGAAATAATAAAATTAAAGCCGAACTTGTCGGATAATCAGGTTGACAAGCTCAAAGGCACATTACTTAGCGAAAAGGATTATAACACACTTGTAACATATAACGCAGATGTATATTGTGAAGAAACAGGACAATGTGTAGCCAAATTTCGTAAAAAAGTAATTCCTTCTAACATTGCTTCAAACGCATACAACGCACTGAAGTCAGTTGCAATATCTTCATCAAACAGGGGTATTAGCGGAGGATCAATGAATGATAAAGGGACTTTCTCAGAACAAAGAATAAAGAAAGACGGTACAAAGTCAAACACAGCTTTGGTTGATGCTGTTGCAAGTGGTATTATAGGATACTTTGACAGGAATCCAAGAACGCCTTATTGTAGACAAACAGCTTTTAATGAAAAACAATTTAACAAGTTCAAAAAAGCCTATCCAATAATAAAGTTTGTTGACAGAGCGTATGCTCAATTAATGCCAGAGCAATATAAATTACAAAGAGATGAAGCAGATAAAACTGCACAAGACTTTGTTATAAATGACACAGCGTTTACAACTGTTACTGTTAATAAGAATTGGCAGACGGCCGTTCACACCGACGCAGGAGATTTTGAAAAAGGGTTTGGTAATTTAGTTGCGTTACGCAAAGGTCGTTATGTTGGAGGTTATTTTGTAGTTCCAAAATGGGGAGTTGCTTTTGATTTACAAAACTCTGATTTATTATTAGTAGACGTTCATCAATGGCACGGCAATACACCTATTAAAATTTTAGATGAAGATGCAAAAAGAATTAGCCTTGTAATGTATTATAGAAAGAATATGATTCATTGTGGAACTTCTGAGCAAGAAACAGACCGAGCAAAACACAGAAAAGAAGGAGACAAGCTAAATGGATAAGCAAACTTTTTATGACTTTTCTAAATCCCTTTTAATTACGGGGGACATTGATCCAGATTATATACTTATAAGAGAGAAGAGCAAGGAATTAGGATTTAATAAAAAACAAGTATTTAATTGGATATTACACAAGCTCGTTATCTATGACAGTTATTCGGAGTTAGAAGTAATAACAAAACAAAAGAAAATAGAAGATGTTAAATATGGCAACGAAAGGCGAAAGAGTAAGAATAAAGCAAGAGAATACTTGAACAATATTCAAAAGGCTTTTATGGATGTAGATGTTGAGAGATTTTTTTCAATGAACGGTAATAAAATTTTTAATAAAATAAAAACAATTAATGGATTTGGATCGTGGTCAGCTTGGAAATTTATGGATTTGATCGACTGTTGTTATGGAATTAAGGTTGACTTTGATTCAATAGATTTCAGAAAGGCTTACACTTTCCCATTAAAAGGATTATTACTTGTAAATAACCTTCCAGAAGACCTTAAAATACTAAACGACACAAAGACATACAAAAGGCTTTTAGAAAACGCTTACAGTATCTTAAAAGACCTTAAAAACTGCGATACGCCTCACAACGGGGGCAAGGGGTTAAGATTAAATGAATTAGAAACGCTTTTGTGCAAATATCATTCTCATATGCATAATAAATATCAATCGGGCCAAGACATACTTCACTTAAAAAAAAGAGCGAAAGAATGTATAATATAATTGGAGCGGGACTTTGCGGAAGTATGGTCGCAAAAGACTTTGATAACAAAGGAATACCTTACAGGATATTTGATGCAAAACTATCTTTTGCCGCATCAATTATAAGTGAAAATCTATTTAGTGATACTTGGTTAAAAGATGTAAGCTACATAAAAGATTCGCTTGATTTTATTCATAATAATTATTTAGTAGAGAAAAGAACTTTTGAGGGCAAATTCATAAAAAAAGAATTATATCATTTACCTATACCTGAAGTTCTTGTGAAGGAATATATTAATGAAAAGGTTATTGATTGTGATGAAGAGGGATGCAAAACAAAAACAAAATACTACAAAGGAATAAATATTGTTTGTGCAGGATTCTTAGCAAAGGCCCTTTTTAAACTTCCTAACTTAGATGCATTAACAGGTCACGGATTTTTCTTTAATAATTTTCATACTCCAGATAGAATAAATACTTACAGACCATACACGCACGAGAAAATAATGAATTGGCACGATGGCCTTATATGGTATGGAGACAGCACGGCAATAAGGCATAAAAATTATATGAGTAAAAGAGACTCTTATATTGCTAAAAGTCTACAAAGGCTAAAAGATTATGGGATGACAAAATATAAAAAGATTGTATTTGGTTCTCGACCTATTAATGTTAAAAATCCAAGAGAGGGAATGTTTATTAGAATAAATAAGAACAACATAATAATTAATGGAGGTTGGAAAGACGGGTTAGTTATTTACCCTTATCTTATAAAAAAACTAGAAAAATGGTTATAGCAATAGGAGGTATTCCCGCAAGTGGCAAATCAACTTTAATGAAAAAAGTATTAAGGGAGTATGAGCCATTAAAGAGTTTTAAGTATGGTTTACTTAGGGGTGTTTATTCCGAAGCTCTGAACATATACTTTTTAGGTATTTATGACAACTCTGTTTTTTGTGGTACAGATAAATTGAGTATGGCTGTTCAGCCTCATTTTATAAAGATGATAGATAAGTTGCCTAACGCTAAATTTGTATTTGAAGGCGACAGGCTTTTTAATCAAAGTCTATTCAATAAACAAGAATGCGAAATAATTGTAATAAAGGCAAACCAAGAAACAATAGAAAAAAGGCATAATCTTAGAGGGGATAACCAAACACCTAGATTCTTAAAAGCCAAACAGACGAAAATAAATAATATATTAAGCAAGAACCAAGTCACCGTATTAGATAACAATACAGAAAAAGAGGCTCAAGAGTTATTTAAGTATATAATTAACCGAATTAACAAATGAACAAAACCGAACAACATAAAAAAGCAATAATAGAGGCGTTGGAGAAATCTCTGGGTGTTGTAACGACAGCTTGTAAGAATGTCGGCATAGGCAGAACACAATTTTATAATTGGTTAAAAAACGACAAGCAATTTGCAAAGGAAGTTGACGAGATAAAAAACATAGCCTTAGACTTTGCAGAAAGCCAACTCCATAAACAGATAGGAGAGGGATCAACAGCCGCAACAATATTCTACCTAAAGACCAAAGGCAAACAAAGAGGTTATGTTGAGAGACAGGAAGTTCATCAAATGGGTGATAATCTCTTTGAGGTTGAAATACTAGGCGGTGAAGATTCAGACGAATAAAGTCTACAAACACCTCCTCAATTCTAACAAGAAGATTGTTGTTGAGCAGGGAGGAACGAGATCAGGTAAAACGTATAACATCCTGTTGTGGATTATCCTGAACTATTCAACACGCAATAAAGGAAAAGTAATAACCATATGTAGAAAGTCATTCCCATCTCTTAGAGCTTCTGTAATGAGAGATTTCTTTGAGATACTAAGAAACAATGGAGCATACTTTGAAGAGCTTCACAACCGATCTAATCACGAATACAACCTAAACGGAAACGTAGTTGAGTTCATCTCATTAGACCAACCACAAAAGATCAGAGGTCGTAAAAGAAATTTACTATATATAAACGAGGCTAACGAATTATTCTTTGAGGATTGGCAACAGTTAATCTTCAGGACAGATGGAAGGATAATATTAGACTACAACCCGTCAGACTCTTTCCATTGGATTTATGATAAGGTAATACCCAGAGAGGATTGCGACTTCTTTCAAACAACATACAAAGACAACCCTTTCCTTGATCAGGGCATAAGGTCAGAGATAGAAAGGTTAAGAGGTACTGATGAGGATTATTGGAGGATATACGGACTAGGAGAAAGGGGAGCAAGCAGAGCAACGATCTTTCAATTCAATATAGTTGATGAACCTAAAGGTGAGGTTGTCTCGTTAGGGTTGGACTTTGGATTTACAAACGATCCGACAGCACTTGTAAAAGTTTACAAACACGAAGGGGATTTATACATTGAAGAAATGCTATATCACACAAGGCTAACCAATTCTGACATAAGCCAAAAACTAAAGGAATTAGGATTGACCAGATACGATGAGATATGGGCAGATTCCGCAGAGCCTAAAAGCATAGAGGAGCTTCACAGGTTTGGATGGAATATAAAACCAACAGCCAAAGGACAAGACAGCATAATGGCAGGAATCGACATATTAAAACGTCATAGAATCTTTGTAACAAAAAGCAGTACGAACCTAATCAAAGAAATGCAAAACTATTCTTGGCAAGAGGATAAGAACGGAAACCTACTCAACAGGCCCGTTGATAAATGGAATCACGCAATAGATGCTATTCGATACGCTACCTTTAACAGGATGAGCCGACCTAATTACGGAAGGTATGCAATAAGATAAAAACAAAAAGTTATTTAAGAGATGGAATTGAAAGTAATTGTACCAACATCATTGGATGAAATCACCCTAGCGCAATATCAAAGGTTTGCGAAGATAGAAGGTGACGAAGAGTTTCTTACAAAGAAAATGTTGGAGATATTTTGTAATGTCCCAATGGAGAGATTACCAAGCATTCGATTTAAAGACGTTTCTAAGGTGTTTAAGCGCATATCTACAATGATGAATGGTAAGCCTAAGCTGAAACAAAGATTTAATCTAGGAGACAAAGAATTTGGATTCATTCCTTCACTTGATGATATTTCGTATGGTGAGTTTGTTGATCTGGATACATATCTAACCGACATACAAAACCTCCATAAAACAATGGCAATACTATATCGACCTGTAACGGGTAAGGTAGGAAAGCATTATGTA